CAGCCAACTGCAAAGCCAGCGGTAGACCTCGAAAGCGATCGCGCCCGCGTACACAGCAGCAAGCGCTCCGAGCAGCAGTGTGTACGCGAGCGGGGTCATTCTCATGACGGTTTGTCCTTGTCAGCCTTGGCTGGCTCGACCCATCCCAGATCGGCGGGGGTTTCGGTCTTCTCTGGTGCGGGCGCCTTGGGTGGAGCAGGCACGAAGCCGAGCACCTGTTTGACGATCGCGAGCAGTGATGAGATCCAGTTCATGGCGACGACACCGCAGCTGTTGGCGGCGGAACGAACGCAGCAAACAGATCCTTGAGCGCCGCGATCGCTTGTTGCTTCGCGAGCGTGCTGTCGACCCCGATCGCTTCAGCGAGTAGCGCAAGGTTGTAACCGCTCACAGCGGCATTGTACGCGCGCAGTCCGGTCGTGCACGGCTCACTGCCATCTAGGGTTCCGGGTGGACACTTCGAGCGGAGCATCTGGTTTGCACCGTCGATGCCCGATTGCACAGCCGACAACTCCGCCGCGCATCCGGTGAGGGAAAGCGCGACGGCGAGTGCGAGGGCGATCTTCATGATCACTCACTCCACCGGCGGAGCTGGCGTGGCGGCGGCTTGGCCTTCCGGGCTCAACTGCTCGAACGTCACAGCCAAGGTCGCGAGGTCGCAGAAATATTCGTGCCCGTCGCTCAGGGTTTGCGCTTGCGTGGCAAAGCCGACGATTGCGTCGTCGAGTTTGTACACGGCGCCGCCGCCGACCTTGGGGTGCGGATCGCAGTACCAAAGCGTATATGAGTCGAGCGGCGGATCGGTCGGCGGGGTGTTGTCTGATCCGGGCCACGTAGTGGGGGCGATGCCGTGCACTCCATAGTCAGCGGGTATACTTCGGGCAAACTCGCGTCCCGCCCATTCGCGAAACTGCGCTGACTGCAAATCGGTCGACAGCTCTACATAGGTTTGTGGGTCCATTCGACGCTCCTGTTGTTAGGCGATTCCGCACGAGGGGTACTTGGCACGAAGGTAAGCAAGCATTCGCGCGTGCTGCGAAGCGCTCGGCGCTGGGTTCGCGAACACGATCCGAAAGTAGTCGGTCGCTCCCGGTACAGAGACGCCTTGCACGCGATCTCCCAACGTCAGCCAGATCGGGGTTAGCGCCGCCATCCCGCTCATGGCTACGGTTCCCAATGTCACGTTGTTGAGATCGAGCTCGAGGGTGCTCGCTTCAAACCTAGCCGTGAGCAATCTTGCCGATAGGCTGGTCTCGCCAACGCTCACAAACGGCGAGTTACTCTGCGCCCTGATGTTTGAGACGGTGTGAAACAACAGCGTCAGATGGGAGGTCGCACTTGCGGCGCCATCGGTGTCCAGACAGATGAGCGTATCGTTGTACGGCACCGAACCTGCGCGCGGCTTGCTCACGCAATAGATGTACGGCCGATCTCCGATCGCGAGCCCGCTGAACGTGCCTGCAAGGCGAAGCGAATCATCCGAGCCGTCTGTCCGGATTGCCGCATGACCATCGAGCACGCCAGCAACTTGCAACGGCTGTTTACCCGCGGTCGGCTGCGAGGGCGAGTTGCCTAATGCGCTTTGATCCACCCAATTCGTGACTCGAGAGCCAGAACCGATAACCGGCCCGACGTCAGAATCGAGCTCAAGAATGCGCTTTGCTCCGAGAATGATCGCAGGTGTGTCTTGCGTTGGAGGCGCGTAGATGGTCGCGCATTGCAGCGCAGCATTGTCGGAGCGCATCGGTCAGATCCCCGCGCTCATCGAGAAGCGCTCGGTCGTCGCGTTCTGGCTGAACTGATAATAGATCTGGTTCAGGTTCGTTCCGTAGAACGGCATCGTGTCGCCTTTCGCCAGCACTGCGCCCGCGTTCGTGCCGTCGGAGATCGTGACGGTGCCGACCATCGTTTGTTCGACCTTGATGAAGATGGGTGTCTTGACCGCTTGTGTCTTGTCGACCGCATGCATCGACGTGTCCGCGGCAACCTTCGCGTACGTGCACGGCGAATAGACTGCTACGTCAACCGCCTTGCTCAGCGTGACCGACTGCGCTGCATTGCCCGGCGTGTATGCGGACTCGCTTCCCCACGCGACGCACTTCACGTGCGCGCCGTTCGACGTGTTGCATTGGAACTCGACTTGAAAGAATCCCGTCTGCACCGGGATGTCGACGATCGCGGTGTAGGGCGCCGACAACGCGCTCAAGTCCGGCAGCGGAATCGAAGTGAATGGGATCAGGCGCGTGGTGTCGGTCGCGGGCACCGAGTCCTCACCGAGCACGCGCATCGTCATGTTCACCGGATTGACCGCGGGTGTGATGGTCAACTCGAGTGACATGCTCAGCATGCCGCGTGCGTTGACGAACACCTTCGAGGTTTGCGTGGCGTTGCCGGCGACGTCGACGTCGAGCAGCGTCTTCGGATCTGAAGTCAGTCGAGTGATCAAGTCCATGTGTCACCTCGTATGCGTTGCTAGATCACGGCCCCGTAGGTTGACGCGGCATAGTTTGCGAGTTGCTGCATTGTCAGGTCGGAAAAGGTCCGGTTGTAGATCGCCAGCTCATACAGCTTGCCCGTGAACTTCGTGCCCGATCCGCCGGGAAACGACCCGACATTCAACGGCGCATCGGGCGTGGTCGCGAAAGTGTTGCCGGTCAGCCCATCGTTGACGCGCGCGATGACTTGGCCGTTCTGCCAAAACTGCATCTCAGCCATCGACGTCGTCACTGGATTGGTGCCAGAAAACTCGCCATTGAAGCCGCTCTTCGCATAACCGACGTACTGCCAAGCCATCACGCTGATCGCAGTAACGGGTACAAAGCGCCAATGCGTCATCGCGTACAAAGTGCTTCCGTTGTAGACGGCAAGCTCCCACCCGCTGAGTGGTGTTGGCGAGCTCGCTGCGTTGCTAATGCTTCCTGCGCCGATGCGGATCCCGTGCCCACCCGATGAATAGTTCATCGTGGCAAGCAGCGCGTTCATGTTGCCCGACGCAAACGAAGGCTTCGTCAAGACCGCGAAGATCGTGAATGGAGTCCCGTCAGACAGAAAGCTCCAATCGGATGCCACGCCTGCAACGTAGTCGCTCGCACCGGCCAGATTGAGATACGTTTTCCCGGCGCCATCCGTGAGCACACCGCACCGATTCGCGCCCGCTGCCGTGAGATTTTTCGGCAAGCTGCCCGAGTCAGTGAGGCTGTCAACAAGCCCGCCGGTTTGCGAGTTGACGCTAGCTCGCCAGCGATGCAACGGAAGCAGCGTCGCCGGATCGATGCTGTTCGATGCGGCCGCAGTCGCAGCGGCTAGTGCTGCGGCGGCCGACGCACGAGCCGTCGCGTCGACGCCCGTGGAGGGCACCCAGATCGCATGCTGATCGTCGACGGCTTGCAGCGTATAGCCAGCGGCGGGCGGATCGCTTGCGCTGACATCGACGAGCCCGCCCGTAGTAACGAGCGCCGTGGCTGGCTGAGCGCGAAACAGTGCGTCGAGGAAACTCATACCGCGTCTCCCGGTCCCGCTGCGGTCCACACAACTTGGATTCCGTGCACCGCGTCGAGCGGCGCGGTCATGCTCGTGCCACTCGGCTGCAGCTCGTAGGTGACCGCGTATTCTTCGAGCGTAGGATCGACGCCATACCCGCCGCCGCCAGCGCTCGGATCGAGCACCGTGAATTGCATGCCGGTCGCAGCCGGTCCGCTCTGACTGTCACGCGCAAACTGCAGCGTCGCCGTTGCGGAAGACGGCGGCCAGTTTGCCTGTGGCCGCGCCACGAACTTGAACAGCGGCGCTTGCGCGGCGTCATGCTGCAGCGCAAGCACGTTCACTTTGAGAATGATTGCGCCGGCCGGCAGCCATACCGGAAACGCAATCGGTCCGGTAAACGACGAGTCGAGCGTGTAACTGCCATCGCTGTTGCGAATGACCGGACCCGTCACGTTCGCGATGTTGATCAGCGTCGTACGTGGCTTTTGCGCGGCATAGAGATAGTCGCCGCCGATAACCGTGTCGCCTTTATCGGTGGGCCATGCGGTCCACGCGCCCACGCTAGACAGCTGGCGCGTCAGCACCATCTGCTCGCCTTTGATCATCAGCGCTAAAGAGTCATTGCTACTGACATCGTGGCGCCAGTGCTGATCGGACTTGTGCCAAAACGCATTCACTGTGATCGCGAACATGCCGGTTGCGTTGTTGCCGCCCGCGTAGATGCGTACGCGGCGCGCGGAGTGATCGCTCGCCAGGTTGTCGATCAACTTCCATGCGTTGCTGCTGTTGGTCGGTTCATCGAGCGACGAGCGAACGATCTCCCGCTGCGCGATCTCACAGTCGGCGGAGTCCACGTATTGCGGCACGCCCGTGAACACGTTTGCGACAGCGAGATACGCTGCGCCGTCTGCTCGGTTTTTCAGATTGAGCGTTCGATCGGCGAACACCTGCGCGATAGCTTCTACCGCTTCGGCTGCGTTCGATCGCGGATCGCCGCCCTCGGGAACGGTGACACTTGCGTCGTAGTTGTCGACTTCGGTCAGCGTTTTCATTGTTAGTCGTTTCCGATCTGGAACTGGATTTGATTCGAGCTCGAATCGATCAGGCGAATCGTTCCGATGCAGTGGGCCGCGTTCCATTCCTTCGGGACAAGACGGATGTCTTCAACGTCTTGAGGCGACAAGTCCGAATCCCACACCGTAGCGGTGTCATCCCAAACGGTCGTGGGTTCATCGTCCCAAGTGCCTGACGCCGCGACCGGATCAGGCCAGTGATAGATCAGCCACCAATGCGCCCAAAGGCTCGGCGTCGAATCGGGTGACCAACTGATATCGCTCCGCACCACTGCGCCGGCCGTGTCCATCGCGAACTGACGACCCGACCGATAGATCAGCTCGATATTGAAGTTGTTGGGCGCGTAGTGCGCGAACACCTGAGCAAGCATCGCGTAGGGCCCGCCACGGCGGCGATGGTCGGTCAGCCATCGAGTCAACCGCGACGCGTACACCGCATCAGTTTCCGTGCGACCGCGACGAATGCGACGCTCACGCCCGATCAGTGGAAGTGACTCGGTGCTGTACACGCCCGGGAATCGAATCCGGATCGAAGCGTTCAGCGCTTCAGCAAAGTCATCGACCACCACGCCGAGCGAGTAGCCCAACTTCTCCGCGTTGCCCTTGCGCAACCATGGCGGCGAGATGTCGCGAATCGCGTCGCGATACGTTCGAATGATGGTCCCAAGGCTCATGTGCTGAATCCCTCGGGCGGCGTGACTTGATGGATCGCAGTCGGCGTGATCGTTCCCGCGACCGCAACTTCACTCGTTGCGAGCGACACGTCTCCCGACGGCGCGGTTACGACGACGTGAAAGATTTGCGGCAACGTGTTCGCGATCGCCGAGCGCAGCGCGTCAACGAACATCGCGCCGGGCGGCGCCGTGATGATGTTGCCGCCGATCGGTTGCGCGCCGAAGAAAGCCACGATGCTTTTGCTGATCAGGCTCGTGATCTGATCGGTCGTATAGCCGCTCGTGTTGTACGTCCAAAGTTCATAGGTCACGGCCGTGGTGACGTCCGTCGCCGCGTGCGTGTTCGCTGTCACGGCGAGCGGGGCCGCGAACTGCTGGATCGCTTCGTCTGCCGCTCCGAGCGGCGTCGACGGATTGCCGATCGTTCCAGCGAGACCGCCGCCCCCGTCTGCGAGGTACACGTTGACGTTGCCACTTCCATCCTTCGTGATGCGCGTGCGGGTCACGCCGATCGGTGTTCCGTCTGGGAGCTTCGCGTTACGGACCGCGGCGCCATATGCGTCCCATGGTCCCATGGGACTGAGCGCGCCGAGCTGTTCGTAACAGCGAATGCGAAGCTGACCGTCTTCTTCGTCATCGGTGCCGATGAACGTTGTCGTGTTCGTGCAGGTCACGCCGATCAAGCTCGTCGACAGCGCGTTGATGTCACCTACGTTTGCGATCAGCGCGCCGGGATCGACCGCCTGAAATGGAGCGCCGGTCACCGTTGCCATCGAACCGATCGTGATCGACGCGGTGTTTTGGTAACTCTTGCCGTTGATGTCGACGAGAATCAGATCGCCCGGCGCGAGCGTGTAAACTCCGCCGCCCGAGTTGACCAGCGTGACGCTGCCCGATGCGTACGTTGCGAGAATGCGATCGAGTCCGTAGACGTATCCCGCGACGATGGTCAGCCAGTCTTTGCTACTGAACTCGAGAAAGCCGCTGCGTGCGATGTTGGCTTGCAGCTGCGACAGCGCCGCTAGGATGATCGAGTTGCTAACGATCATCGTGCGAACGACGGCGCCGCTTTTCCAGTTCGTTGTGTTGACGCCGACCTTTGCCAACACTTTGTAGATCGACGTCTGCACGTCTTCTTTTGAGACGGGCGTGATCAAGTCGTCGATTGAGAAAATGGCCATAGCGATCAGGTGATGGTGACGAGCAACACGTCGCCACTCGTGACTGACAGCACGAGCGTGAATTGCGCTTGAGTTGGATCGGCGGGCGTGATCGTCAGGGTGACTGACAGCTCTTTGAAGTCGTCGGACTGCGCGACTGTCACGCCAACATCGTCAATGCGATCGTCTTTACGAAGCTCGTTGACGATCATGCCGTTTAGATCTTGCAGCTGCTGAACGCTTACGCCGTTGTTGCAGTAGCCCGATAGGTAGAGCCCGTAATCCGGATCATCCTGCATAGCTCCGCGCGGCGTTGTGAGTCGACGGATCGCAGCTTCGGCAATGCCGATCGGCGAGTTAGGATCTATCTCGGCAAAGCTGTCGGCGCAGTCGCTGACGCAACTCAAGTCGACGCCCCATCCGAGTTGCGCATCTGTCGCGGGCGGAACAACGAGCGTTGTCAGCGTCGCAATATCCGCATTGATCAGATCGAGTGTGCTGCTCATGGCGTCACCTTGAACAGCGACGACATCGCGTCCCACGTGGCTGGCGAAACGGCTAACAGCAAGAGCGCGTGACACGCGTCGCCCGGGCTCCCGCCCGGCACGCCGCCCGCAAGCACGCTCGACAGATCACTACCAACGCCGCCCACAGTGTTAGTCACGGAATATGCAAACGCGCCGGACGCTTCAAGCAGCGACTTGATCCCCGTAACGATTGACAGCTGCGCGTGCACAGCGTTTGCGGTCGCAAGCAGAGCAGCGAGCTGCGCCGCGACCAATGCGATCTGGTCGTCGATGCTCGGCACTGGCAGCCCGAGCGTCAGTGCGGACTGGATCGAGATCACGGTCTGCTGCGCGAGCAACAGTTGCGCGCCGAAGTCGACGGGCAACGGGGCAAACGCTTCGAGCGCAGCGATGCGCGCTTCGATGTCTGGTAGCGCGCCGTTGATTCCCGCGATGCCAGCGACCGCCGCAGCTTCGGCCCCAGGTACCGCAACGCCGAGCGACAGCGATCCGATATAGGTCGCGGTCATGTCGCGACCTTCACTTTCGATGAACCCGCAGTGATCGTGCCGCTCGTCTTGCCGATCGGAAACGTCAGCACGCCGCTCGCCGGTGCACCGCCGATCGAGCCGCTGAACACCGCGGGGGGCAACAACACTTCGACCGCGTCGCCGCTCCGAGCGGCGGGCTCCCCCGTTGAGCCGCCGACGAACAGCGACACCGGCACGAAGCCCGCGCCGTTTTTGCCTTCGTAACCCGTGATGATCGGTTGCGTGCGGTCCCCGTCAACGAACTGCACGAGCACCGTTGCGCCGGGCGTCAACTCCGCATGCACACCCGCCACGCCCGGCCACTGCGACACCGGCAACAGATCCGGCAATCCGACCACTTTGCGAATCGCTTGCAGCTCGACGCGCCCGTCGGCTGCCATGCGGATCACGCGATAGCGGAACACGCCGTGCACGCAGCCGTCGGTCGCGCGCAAGATGATCGAACGCATAAGCTGCGCGAGTCGACCCTCCTCCGATACGTCGCCGCCCATCCACGCCGTGACGCGTAGGCCATCGCCTTCGCCGCCGACAACGAGCTCAAACTCTCGAATCGTTTGCGGGATGTCGAGCCGATCACTCAGCACCACGCCCGGGACGATAATGCTCGGGTCGTCGATTGATAGCGTCGCGATGCGCGCGCGCGGATCGTATGCGACGAGCTGATAGTCAGCCGATGCGAGCGTGACAGCCGGGCGCGCTCCGACCTGCGTAATGCCGTTGTAATCAACCCACCACGGAACATCGCCGATCGCGTCTTCGAGCGCTTTCGAAGCAGTGCCGGCCTGACGCGCATAGTCGATGCCGATGCGCTCAGCGAACGGAACAAAACCGCCGATCACTTCGCCCGCTTCACGCGCAGCGTCTTGAGCAACGAGCTCGGCTTTGATGCCAGCGTCGTTGTGATAACCCTTCGCAGCGAGCTCGTCCCCCCATCCACCACCACCCGCAACGATGCGCGAGCGACGCGAGCCTCCGAAGGTTCCGTCTTGCGCGGGAACTATCGTGCCCTGTAGCGACAGCTCACCAAGCTTGATCGTGACATGGCCTGACAAGTCAGGCGCGTCTTCGAAATCGACGTCGGCGTACCACGGGCCTTTGTTGCCGACGAACAGGTGCACGCGCGTCGCGCGGCTGCCGTTCACTGTTGCGAATGCAGCGTCGTCGCTCACAGCGCATCCGCCTTTGCAGCGAGGTCATTCGCCTGATCATTCAGCTGGCCGATCAGCACATCGTACGGATCGGCTGGCGTTGCGGCGGCACCGTCCGGAGTTGCAAGCGCAAGCTTCGGCTTTCGAAACTCAATAAACTTGATCTCGATGGTCCACACGCCGTCGTCGGACTGCACGGCGCCGACTTCGTTTTCGACAACCACAGATTTGATATCGAGCCGCTGTAACAGCGGGTGATAGATGTCCATCGCACGCGCAAACTTGCCGAGTGGCGCGCGCTTGACGAGCGGCTCGAACGCCTCCCAGTCGGACCAGTCTTGCTCGGTATACAGCGACAGCATCGCGCTGAAGTGACAGACGCCGAGCCCCCGGTAGCGAAGTCGCGCGCCGCTCAATCCGTAACCATCGAGCTCATCCCATTTGCGTGGCGAGTCAGCGCCGGAGATCTCGCAGATTCCGGGCGAGGCTTTCTGCATGAGCAGAAACCGATTCACCGGCTGTGAAATTGGGTTCCAATTTTTTGCCGATGGCGCAGCCATCACGCACCCCCCGGCAGCATCGCGCCCAGCTGAATCGCAACGCCTTCGAAGATCGACGCGACTTCGTCGCGCAGCGATTGCGTGATGTCAGATTGCTTGCTGCCGCCCGCGGCGATGTTGATGTCGCCCACGTTCACGTTGACCGTGGTTGGCCCGCCACGGGGCGCGCTCGGGTTACCCGAGGGTGCGCCGCCACTGTCAGCCGCGCCGCTTGAAATGCGCGGCATGCCAATCATGTTGTCAACAGCCGCCTGCGCCTTGGGTGCGCCAGCTTCGACGCCAACGCCGACGCCTTCCGGGATCGCAACGCCGAGCTTGGCAAACACGGTCGACGGCGAGTGAATGCCGAGCGCGCTCTTGAATCCGCTCAGCGCATCATCGGCCAAGCCGCCCACGGCTTTCTTGATCAACGTCGCGTCATCCTTGAGCCCGTTGACGATGCCGTCGCCGATCGCAGAGCCGAGCTCGCTCCAATCGATCTCCTTCCACAGCGCATAGAGCTGATCGACGATCTCAAACAGACCCCAAATCGCCGCAGCTGCGAGCAGCACCGGCGCGGCGAAGATCGCCATCTCGCCCGCGGCGATCGCGAGCACGCCGATCAGCAACGAGACAGCGGTGTATCCAGCCATTACCGCTACGCGCATCTTGTCGATCCCGTTCGTCTTGACACCCGAGCCAAACGTTTCTTTGAACTTGATTCGCAGCCTTTGGTAGACGATATCGAGCTGTAGCGCCGCGATGATCATCCCTTGGAAAAAGCGTTTGATGTAGGGCTGCGCGCGCGTCGCCATGTCCACGAACGGCTGCGTGATGTGCGTGACCATCGTCTGCAGCGCCTTGCCGCTGTTGGTCGTTTGCGAAAGTAGATCGCTCACACCTTTTTTTGCTTTGACGTACGGATCGACGTTGACGCGATTGAACAGCGCGTCAAACGCCTCCTGCTGCTTCTCGGCTTGCACCGTGAGCGATTCCATTTGCTTCGCAGCAATGCCGCCCAAGCGCGCTTTCACGTTGTCGCTCAGACGCTTGACCGACTGACCTGTTAGGTTTGCGCCAGCCGCCCAGCCTGCGAACGCATGGGCAGCAGCATCGCCCTGCACGCTCGCTTTGATCGACATCGCTTCGAGCGTCTCAGTCAACGCGTCGCCGCGAAGATGCATTTTGTAGAGCTCGTCACTATACTGGGTGATCTTCTCTCGCGAGGTCGGCGTGCTCGCCGCGACTTTGTCGATCGCCGCTTGCATCTCCTTGGCGTTGCCGGCCGCGATCCCGTACCAGTTGCGAAGCTTCGTCAGACCTTCGATGCGCAACAGCTCAGAGCGACGAGCATCGGCTTGCCCGATCGCGTATTTCGTGAGCGCCGCGCCCGCTGCAACTGACGCAGCGATCAGCGCAAACATGCCCGCGATGATCGCGAACCGCGCAAAGCCCGAGCTCGTGATCAAACTCTTGAGCTCACCGAGCTTACCGACCACGTTGCCGAGCGGACCGGGCAACTTCGTCGCGACCTTCGCAAACTCATCGAAGCTTTCCGCGTTTTTCTTCGCGGCGTCGGCACCGCCTTTCAGCTTGCCTTCGAGCTCGCCGATCCGCGATTGCATTTTGCTGAATGCACTTTCGCCCGATCCCGCGTTCTTTGCGGCCGTGCGAAACGATCCGCCGAGCGCGATGAACTTGGATTGAGCGTCTGCGACCGCCGCCTTTTTCGTGGTGAGCGCATCGGTCAAGCGCTTCACCTGATCGACGTTGACGACTGTCGCGCCCTTCAAGTTTTTGAGGGCGCGTTGCATCTGGCCGATCTCGTCTGTGTCGCCCTTGATCGACGCGCGCAATTCTTCGAGCGCCGCTTTTGCCTCAGCGGCTGCGTCAACGGTTTCATCCGCGTCGAGCGCGATCCCGAATCGAGCTGTTTGGTTTGCGCTTGCCATGTGCGATCACTTTGCGGGCGCCGTCAGTGACTTTCGGATCCGAGTCAGCTCGTCGACAGCATCGAGCAAAATCCAAGCTCCCACCCATGCGCGTTCGGTTTCGGCGGCAGTCTCCCGAACGTCGCCAGTCCCTAGAGCTACGAGCACGCACGAAATCCTGAGAGCCAGATCGTCGCGCGATCGTTTTCGTAGCTCGACTATTTTGCCGAAACCTCCTTGGCTCGAAAGCCGGCAAGCCACACCACTTTATTCGCGAGCTCGATCAACAGCGCGGGCTGATCGTCGAGCATGCGATCGAATTTTTCGACGCTCGGATACACAAGACACGAGCGGATCAGTTGCTCGTTTTCTTGCGATCCCTTTTCGTCGCCGTCCATGTACTTGCGAAACAGGAGCGGGTGCGGTCGCTTCACGATCACCAGGCCCGCCGCCGTTCGACAGACATAGATCTTCTTTCGGTCCGCTCCGTGTTCCGTTTCCGCGTCGAGGATCGCTTGCTCATCTTCGAGCGCTCGCGTTTCTTCCTCGAGTGCAGATGCCGCCGCTTCGCGAGCGGTTTTGTCGGCGCGCGCGCGTTCGATCGCTCGGCGCTTGGCGCGCACCTGTTCAAGCTGCGAATCGGCACCGCCGCTCGCTTCCACCGCTTCACCGTTGGCAGTTGTCATGTGTTTCGATCCCTTCGTTTCGTTGATCGGTTAGGCGCGCGAGATCAGAGTTGGTTGCCGGTCTGCGTGTTATCGAACAGCACGAGGCCATTGCGACGAATCAACATGCAGTCGAGCTCGATCTCCTCCTTGAGGGGATCGGCGCTTTCTTCGTCGCTCGCGCTGTTGCCGGACCACACGCAACGGTCGAGCTCGATGTTGATCGCGATCTCACTCGAGTCGCTTGATTCGACGTACTGAACGATCGCCTGGAACTCGACGTCGCCGTAACTCTTTTGATCGGAACTCTTGAGAGCGAGCGCGAGTCGAAAGCGTTGGATGGCGCCTTTCCATCCGACGACCTTGACCGGGTCGACACTGTACTTGCCGCGCGACCGTCCGATCGGCGCTTGGTGTCGACCCATTCCGTAAGCCTTCACCCGCTCGCGCTTGTCGGCGAACGTGACTCCGGTGAAACCGAAATAGCGATCACCATCGAGCTTGAGAATGATCGAGCCGTATGAGAACTGATTGCCGTTGACGCGAATCAAGTCAGCCATGGCGCTCCCTTCACGCCGCCGCCGCAGCCAGCAGCTGCAGCGCGGGGTTATAGAAACCGACGTCGAGAGTGATGAACTCTGGGTATGCGAGCGGGATGACGCGCGCCGATCCGTTCATCGTTTTCGTTGACAGCAAGTTGTCAGTACGCGAAAGCGAGAACTGCACGCCCGACGCTTTTGGTTTCGCCGTCAACACCGAGCGCATCGCGGCGAGTGCGCCCGCCTCGATCTCGAGTGCTTCCGATTCCAAAATGAAGCCCGTAGCGCTTGAAACAAGCACGGGCTTATTCAAACGGTTTCGGAAGTAGGCGCGCAATGCACCGTGCGCGAGATTGAGCACGCGCCGATGTGGCTGCAGCTGAAAATCACTGCCCGCGGGCGACAAGATTCGCGGGCGCGTGACGTACACGCCGATCCCGTCCCACGTGCGCAACGTGCCGAATCCAAGATCGTCGAGACCTGGATTGACCGCTTCATCGTGCTCGTCTGGATTGCCGTTCGAGTCGCGGATCGAAACGCCAGTGAACGGCGCTTGATTCGGATCGGCGATGTTGATTTCTTCGCTGACCGACGCTTCGCGCGCTGCGGTCATGAACGCGACCGGGCGCTTGTATTTGCGACCGCTCACGCTCGATGTCAGCTTGATGCCGCCTGCATACAACGATCCGTAGATCGTGGTGTACGTCGACGCGATCGTGCCCATCGCAGTGAGGTAGGACGCCTCGGTTTCGGCAAGGTTGGGCACGCGAGTGTTGCCTACCCAGCTGTGATATTTGCCCGCGGAAAACATCGATTGGATCGCCGCGTCGACGAGGCCCGCGCTCGTCGCATCGAGCGGGCCGACCGGATGCAAGATCTCCCAGTTGACCGCGCTGTTTTGCAAAGCGGTCAATGCAGTGGTGAGCTCGGTGTTCGACCACTGCGGCGCAGTCGTTCGCGCCGTGAACAGATCGCCCGCGGTCAGCGTGCCAGCAGCGATCGAAAACACGATCGTGCCGAACGCTGCGGGAAAGGTGAACGCCAACGCCGTGCCAAGCGTTTGCGTCGCCGACCACGTGCGACCGCCATCAACGCTGTACTGATACGTAATGCCGGCAACGCCGCGCGTGCCGCCAGTGATGATCTTGACGGCGAGCTCGTAGTCATCGAGCGGCGCGGGCGATGCTTGCACCGTGACCACTGCGGTGCTGTTGCCGGTGCGAACGAGCACCACGGGCTTCGAATATTTTGCGACGTACTCGCACGCGGCTTCGACGAGCGGCCCGCTTGTGAAGTTCGAGACGATGTCTTTGACACGCGCAAACGTGGCTGGCGTGTTGAGCGGCCCAGCGGTCGCCGCGCCGACCAACGCGAACAGTCGACCCGAGCTCGTCGGCAATACGCCTAACGAACCGTCCAGCTCTGTAATATTGACTGCGGGTAGCGTCATTGCGGATCCTCACTTGCCGCGCTCGGATCGTCGGCGGCGACTTCGGTTTGTGTTTCGGTTCGATCGAGCTCGGTCATCGCGATCACCGCGCTCGTGTCGAGTGGCATGCCAACCAACGCGACATCGGGGACCATGGCTTGGATGGCGCCGACGACTTGCAGCGCAGTGCCGTAACGGCGCTCCTTTTGCGTCACGAGCCAATCAAGGCGATCAAACGCATAGGTACCGCGTGCAGCGAGATAGACAGCGCGAAACCACGCATCAGCGAGCAAGCGCGTTGCCTTGTATTGCGCCAGTTCGTTTTCGGGGTTGCCGGGATCCTCTGCGCTGATCACAACGGTGAACAGCTCGCGCAGCGTCATCAGCGAGCGTGGATTGTTGCCAGGGTTGCGCGCGGGATCCATGCGCCCGACGCTTCCGGAAGCATCGCCCGGAATCCAAACGATTCGAGCGCTCGACGTGACTGCGAGGTTTTTCTCGCGCCAACCGAACGCCTGATCCGCAGCCGTTCCCTCAGCAACGAAGCGCGCCGTTACGAGGTTATAAAGATTCTCAAGCGCGAGGGTGTCGGTCATTTCGACATCGCCTCAGCGAACGCGCGAGTCAACGCATCTTCGATCGCCGCCGCCATGGGCTGCGGAATGTCATCGGTCGGAATGATTGCGCGCTTCGTTCCGCCTTTTGCGCGACCGAGGTGGTGCAGCGCTTCCGGACCGCGCAGCGTCAAGATCACGAGCGCGCCCGTGCTCCCGACCGTCAACGCCTTGTCGGCGTGCGTCAGTGGTTTGGCGCCATCCTTTTTCCGAGGCGCCCACGGCCTGCCATCGGGATCGGTTCCCGCGGCGATCGAGTTGCGTGTCACGCGCTCGCACGCGATTGCGACATCGGGCGCAGCTGCAACGCCGAGATTCGGAATGCTCGCGATCTTTGCGAGGATCGCATCGAGCTCGGAATCGCCGCTCATCGGCTCGATCCCCCCGTGCGGTTTTGATCCTCTTGTCGGCCTGCGAGTCCTTGCAGATCGGTCCACGAATATGGCGATTGCTCGCTGTATGCGAACGGACCGCCTTGAGTGATCGCGTCAACACCGGGCGTTGTGTCACTGCGGAGCGGAAGATCGAACAGACCCGTTTCCGAGTTGGCAGCTTCCAACACTTCAGCGGATGCCGCGTCCGCATCTTCTTTTACAAGCGTCCACTGCGCGTCAGTCGGGTCAACACCGCGTCGATGCCAGACGCGCGGCGTCACGAGACGCGCGCACCATCCGCGAATGACATCGGGCACGGGCGCGCCAAACGGCGCGACGTAACGCTTGCGCAAGCGTGAATCGATCCAGTCCGAAACGATCGTGATCTGCCCCGCGACAAAACCCGGGTAACGAGTTTCGAGCGTGTCGACAAACTCGCCCGGCATGAGCGAGAGCAGTCGAAAGTCACTGACCGTGAGATAGCTGGACATGCTTTGTCGTCGTTAGGGAATGGACCGAGCAGCGCACCCGCCCGAAAGGGATCGAATCGATCCGGGCAGTGAGGTCGCACCGTTGACGCTGCTCGGTCCGCAAGGAGCGGATGAGTTTTTTCAGGTCGCTTTGACCTTGATCAGCAAGTACGGGTGACCGACCGAGACCACGTTGCGCCCGATGCAGTGCCACTCGAGTTTCTGTTTGCGCGACAGCTCGACCTGATCGACCGGACCGAAATAATTGATCCGGTACGGTTCGCGTTCGGTGTAGATGACCGCGCCGAGCTGCGAGCTCGACACCTGTTCGCAGATCACGAAATAGGTTGTGTCACTCTCGAAGCCCGCGAGCTCATCGGCCATGATCGGCGTCGCGAATCCGAGCGCCTTGATCAAGCCTTCGACGTCGCCGCTACCAGCTGCAGAGCCCGCCGCTTGCGCGATGAACTTTGCCGACGTGAGCTGCACCGCACGCGGATACATACGCGGCGAAAGCAGCAAGCCCATCGGCCGAAGGAACCGAGGATCCTCGCCGTTTGGCATCTTGATCGTTGCGATGTACGAAAACAGCTTCGACAGGTTTTGCAACGCGACGTCGACCGTTTGCGTGTCGTCGATCGGCAACGCACCCGGATACGATCCCGATGCGCCTCCGGTCAGCAGATTCGCGTACGTGCCCGCGCTCGTCCGAAACGGATTGACCGGATGGTTGGTCGCGAAGAACGCGAGTTTGTCATAGCCGGTGTAGCTCGTGCTTAGGTGCCCATTTTTGAGCACGTCGACCACTTGCTTTTGCGGCCAATAACTCATGTACGCGCCGATATCTCCCGACCACTGCGCGGCGAGATCCATGCCTCCGCCGTCGGTATCTTCGAGCTGTGCGCGCGTCAGTTCGAGGCCAGCGCCTGAGAACTTGTTTTCGATCTCGGTGTACGTCGACACCAAGTCATCGAACAGGATGTTTCCACCCTTGCCCTGATCCTTGATCATCGCAGTGGACAAGAGCCACGTGATCACATCGCGGCGCCCGGTCGACGTTCGAACCTTGGTGAGCTTCGGCCACCAAAGATTACTCGCCAGACGGTTGTATTCGTTCTCGGTAATGATTTGCATCCGAGACTCGAGATCCATCAGAAACGTTGGGGTCAATGCAGGCATGTGTTTGTGTCCCTCCTAGGTCAGTCGGTCAGCGATCACGGGCTGACGTAGGCGTTGGCATTCCAGATGCCATTTAGAAATGTGGCGACGACGAGATGACGCTTTGACGCAGTCAGCGCCGTTGTCAGACTCACGGTGCCCGTGGCATCGCGATACGTAACGGTGTTCGCGTTCTTCGTGCCGTCGGCGACGAAGTAGAGGACAGAACCCTCGACCGCTGCAGCTGGGAGCGTCACCGTCGATGCGCCCGACGTGGTCGGGACATCGTAAATGCCGGGCGTCGAAGGCGCGTTCGTGTTGTTGCTCGCAAACGCGGCAAGCGTTTCTTTGAGCAACGAAGATCCGGCCGATGACGATGCAGTCTTTTGGACAGCAACACCTTTGATCGAATCGACTCCCCAGACGCGACCGGCAACGCTTCCGCCGCCCGGAATGATCTGCACCGTCTGATCGTCGACGATGTAACAGAGTGCACCCAAGTCGGTCGCAGCAACGGCATTCGATCCGTTGTTTGCGAACCACTCGACGAGCATTTCTTGTCCAAGGTCGACATTGACGAGCAACGCGCCAAGCGTCGCGTCCTTGTCTTCCGCGAACTTTCCGATCACGAACAAATCGCTTTCGGTCGCACCGGGAACGACTGTGCCCGTGCCCAACTTGATCGCGGCGATGCCGTTTTTGAAGCACTTCGATCCACTCGCGAGAGTGAATTGACGCATCCCCCACGTTTCGTGGGTGGACTGTCGAGATTGAACGAGCGCGGTCATGCTGCACCCCCAGCGTTGTTAGGTGTGTTCGAGGAAGCCTTGGCGACGTTGCGCTCGATGCGCTTTTCCACGATGCCGAAAGTCAGCGAGTGCTGATCCCGTTTCGCGACTCCGAGCGACGAAGCGGTCAGCCCCATCGCGCGATCGATTTCAGTGACCGCAGATGTTGGCTGCGGATCTGATCCGCCTTGACCAGCACCGCGCGTGCCTTGCACCGCAGTGGTCGCAGCGGGCTTCGCAGCGGGCTTTTTCGGCAACGTCTTGACGAGCTCGCGCACCGTAGCGAGCGGCGCCTTTTGCAGCGCCTTGATCATCGCTGGCTCGAAGTCCGGGCGAGACGCGAGCAACTTGCCGCGTTCCTCCTTGGCGTCTTTCTCCGCGATCTCAGCGCGAAGCTTGTGCACTTCGGCAAGCGCGTTCAGCTCGCTCGACATGCCGCTTGCAGCTGCAGCATCGCTAGCCGGAGCAGCAGCTTTCTTGTCGGAGTCGTCGCTCTCAGCTTTCTTGTCCGAGTCGTCGCCCTCCGCCTTTTTGTCGTCGTCGCCCTTGTCGGAGTCGCCCTTGTCGGAGTCGCCCTTGTCGGAGTCGTCGCCCTCCGCCTTGCCGTCGTTGCCTTCATCCATCGCAGCGAGCGCTCGACGCGCCGCAGCCGCATTGTGATCGTCGCCCTCCGCGGCTTTTTCGAGCGCGGCTCGGGCTTCCTCGTAACTAGATTTCGCAGCCATTGTTAGCGGCTCCTTTCCGCTCGCAATGGCGAGCGCCGTATCGAAATTCACAACTCGATCCGCGAGGCGCGCTTTGACCGCTTGCTCTCCCGGATAGACCGTTGCCTGCATGCCGCTGACAGCTGCAGCGGTCAGCCCGCGCATGTCGGCGACGAGGCCAAAAAAAACCGATGCCATGGCGTCGACAATCGACTGCGTCGCCGCGAGCTCCTCTGCCGTGATCGGTGAGTCCGGAAAGCCATCAGCCTTACGAGCGCCGCTCGTTACGAGCGCAACGCGCAACCCCTGCGTCGCGTTCATCTCCGTCACATCAGTGCGAGTGCTGATGACTCCGACCGATCCGACTAGCGCCGTGTCGCTCGCCATCACGCCAGCCGAAGCGGCGCACGCGAACGCGTACCCAGCGCTGCACGCCTTGCCATCGACGTACGCGAACAGCGGTTTTTGCGCCGCATCGCAAATCGCGCGGACCTCACGCGCAGTCTCGAAGCAGCCGCTAACGTCTCCGCCAGGCGAGTCGACTCTCAACAACACAGACTGCGCGTCACTTGCGACCGCTTCGCCGACGCGTCGCTTGATCGCTTCGTACGAATCGCACCACCCCGTGTCGCGCTGTTCGAGCGGCCCGCAGATGTCGACGATCGCCACCCCGTCGCGCACTTCATTCGGTCGCGACTCCGCGACCATAAACAGCTCAAAAAACGCACGCGGATCGATCGCGAGATACGGCCTACGCGATTCGAAGCGGCGAGGCGCCTCGGCTTTCGCCCAAACGATCGTCACGCCGCCTCCTTGCTGTCAGGAGTCAACTGCTCCGGCGACGGATCAGCGCGCGGCGCGGCATCGGGAGTTGTGTCACCCGTGGCTGGCTCTGCGGTCGGCTGTTGGTTGGACGGGACAAAGCCCTTGCCAACCGAGCCCATCAACTCTTCAGCACCCGCGTCGTCGACGAGAAACGCGCGCTTGATGATCGCGACGCCTGCGTCGCGCGGGATCAATCCATCGGCGACGGTTTGGACGATCTGGATTAGCGATGCGACTTGCGCGCCGTTGAGCGCAGAATCCTGAGCGGTCTTGTCGCCCGCGGGCGCATCGAGCGGCGCAACAACATCGCCCTCGCTCTTGCCGCCCGGAATCAAGCGCAGCGTCGGCTTGCCCGCGTCTGGCAGCCCATCGCCGTCGCCGTCGCCAACGATCGGAATGCCGAACTGAACGCACAGCGCACCAATGTCGAGCGCGCTGCTGGTGGACTGCAGCGCTTGACCGAGCAGCGTAATTGCGTTCGCCGCGCTCACGAGTGACGTCGCTTCGCTGTTGCGGTCCTTGGGAGGGGTGACGTCCCATTCGACAACGGTCGCACGCTTTTCGATCGCGTCTTCCTCGCCCGGGTAGCGCAGCGCGATGTAAGCGGGAATCCCTTGCGTGTTGAGCGTGTATGCGAGCGAATCCGCAGTCGCCTTGATCAGGTCGGCGCGAATTGATTTGTGGATGTCAGAATTCTGAAATCCCGCGCCGCCATCGGTCGTCACGGTTTGGCCCGCGACCGCGATGATCATTTCGGTGTTGCACTGATCGATCGTTCCGTTGAACGACTGCCAGCCGATGCCATTCGACTCCAGCAACTTCGCTTCGTACCCTGGGGTCAAACCAAAAACGGTGTTGATCCCCCAGCCCATGACTTGGCGAAACCAAGCTTGTTTTTGAGCTTCGCTCGAACCTTGCGGCGCGTAGGCAACGCGCGCGGGATTCGCAAGTTTCGATTCCCAGTTGCCCTTTTGAAAAAGCGCGTGCTCTTTTCGAATGAACGCACGGCCGATCGCTTTCCATAGCCCGTGCTGCCACGGAACCATTCGACCACCAGGCGTGTGCAGGATCCATCGGCCATCGCCCGGGGTGATCGGCAACAAGCCCGCTACACTGCGGTAGTACCAGCGATTCTCGATCCATCGATACATCAGGAACTCGGGATCGAGTCGCACTAACACCGGGTAGTCGCGGCCTTCGACCTGCACGAGCTCGGCAACGCCGACGCCAAGCAACTCGCCATCCGCCGCGAGCAACGCGCACTCGGTCGGCGGAAACATTTCATCGAACACGCTGCGAACCTGATCGTGTCCGAGCTCCAGCGAGTTGATCACTTCATCGTTGCCGCGAAAGCGTTTCGGCAACCGAACTAAGCCCGCGGTTCGAGTTGACAGCACGCCCGATAGCACGCCGTCCTTGCGCGCCGATCGCATCAAGCGCGCAGCAATATCGATGTTGCCGCTATCCGCTTGCAGCTCCGCAAACTCGAGATCCGACGGATACCAACGCGTTTGACTGACCGACTGCGGCTGCAGCTGGCCACCCATGCGCTTGCGGATCGCGCGCACCGCGGGCGAATCGAGCTGCATCTGTGCGGCTGCCGCGTTCAGCGGCGCTTCGTATGCACTGCGTCCGAGCAACACCGCAGCGGCGTCACTAAGCCGCGTCATCGCGCTATCGAATCGACCCACGCCGCAATCAATGCGGCGAGCGTTGTGTCACGTGGGGAAACTACCGAAAGCGCCGCTGCGCTGACGTGCTGACCGCGCGCCCGCCCCATGAGCTCGCGCGTATGCCGTAGATCGATTCGAGGCGCGCACGCGGCACGTCGCTCGGGCGCGAATACCCTGCAAGCCACTTACTCACGCACGGCGCTACGACGCCGCAGCGGGCTGCGATTTCTCGCGCGGTCGTCAACTGCAACAGCGCGATCAGTGATCGCCTCGCAGCGCTCATCGCTCGTCACCACCGAGGTCATCCATACGGGTCGATCCCTCCGGCATAGGGGTCCATCACTCGCTCACGTTCTGTCAGCGTCGCGTCGGCTTCGCGGCCAGCCACGGCGGCGGCACTGTCTGGCACTCCGTCCTGTAGCGATAGCGGCTCCCACACTGACAGCGACAGCGCATCGAATCGATCGGGCGAGTGCCCGAGAATCTTTCGTAGCTGATCCTTCGGCGTGAGCTTGAGTTTGCCTTGGATGTTTTGCCGCCACTCCATGGCGTGCAGCTCTTTTTCAAGCTTCGAATCTTCGAGAATCGCGCCGCCGTCGCGAAACCACATCTCGAGATTTGCAGCGAGCTCATCGCGAACCTTGTCGTACAGATCGACGCGACGAAACGCTTTGTCGCTCGCTTTGACCGCGGCGAGCTCGAACATACCCGGATGATCCTCGACGTAGTTTCGCAGCTTGCCGTAAAGCGAACTGCCGATTGAACCTTCGCGATCGAGGATCACTACGGGCGTTTCACGCGGCAAGCGAAGCTCTCTCAAGAGCGCGAGCAGGTGCACGAGGTGTTGCTCATCGTTCAGCCCCTGCATGGTGCGAAGCACGATTTGCTTCATACCGCGCCGAGCGCTGAATGCGGTCTCATCGCCCGATCCTGTTGCGCCGGCGGGATCGAGTCCGACGCACAAGCGCCCGGACTCGGGAGTGTCGGACCATCGCGCTTCGGCTTGCGAAATGACATGCACCGAAAAAATTCGGCCTTCCTCCTGAGTCGCGTGCTCGCCCTTGATCCGGATCCGAAACAGCGCGCTGTTTTCTCCCCACTCAAGCCGCTTTTCCTCAACCCATTCGCGCGTTGCGAGTCCAGGGATAATGTTTTTCCCAGTGACTACGTTTGGAGTCTCCTCCGATGACACGCGTAGTGTTTTGTAATACGCGCGCTTTGCGTGAAAAGCTTCGTAAAACTCGCCATGGTTGCGCGTACCGTTGCTGAACATGACCACGCGAGCGCCGCCCGCGCGGTTACCTTCAATCGCTTCGAAGATCGCATCATCAACGCCACTCGCTTCGTCGATGATGTACAGCAGGTTGCGACCCGAAATGCCCGCGACCGCCTCAGCCTCCCGCGCTGTGAAGCCGACGATTTCGCGGAAGTCGGGCGACTTCAGCCCCGTGCGCGCCAGATCTCCCTGTTCACCCTCGATCAGCGTCGAGTGCTCGCATGGGCGAGGGATGCGCAGCCCCTCCGGATCGGCGAGCTTGCACGCGACGCAGCGCCCCGCACGAGATTTGATCATCCGCAGCTCGCGCCACAGGATTTGATCGACCTGTCGCGACGTGGTTGACGTCATCACCACGCGCGCGTCCTGATAGCTGCAGTAGTACCAAAGCGCGATCGCCGCAGCCGTGTGACTCTTGCTGACCTTGTGCCCGCTGCACACTGCGACGCGCGTGTGATCGCGAATGGCCTCGATGATTTCGCGCTGTCGACTCCATGGCTCGACGCCAAGGATCTCGCGCACGAACGCGATCGGGTCGCTCTGATAACGCGGATTCGGAAACCGCAGCCGCGTGACAAACGTCAACTCGTGCAGCAACGCCTCGCGAAAGTCGTCGGCGAACGAGCCCGACACAACGCGCGTTCGGCTGCCACGCCGTTCGATCTCGGCGGAAATGGGTGACGTCACTGCAGCGAACTATACTGTCAACAGTACAATCGCAAAACCCCCGATCGCGCATTGGCGATCGGGGGTTTGGGTGTCGGGCGGCGCGAGTCCTAGGCGCTCAAGCGCCGCTTTACCGCGCGCATCAGGAAATCCCGAGTGAAGTCGCTCAGATTTTCGTCGCCCGCCGCCTTGAGCGCGTTCGCGTGTTCCTCGACTGTCAACCGTACCTCGAGCCGCTCAGTGCGCGGATTGTCGATCGGCGGGCGTCCCGCTCCCGCTCGCTTGCCGCCCCGTCCACTTTTTTTGGCCTTCACCATCTCGATCGCTCTCCCTCTATACCATGAGCCTAGCAGGCTCTAGAATATTGTCCACACAAAAATCAGCCGCCGTCCGCTTCGAGCATCTCCTTGCACCCCTCGCACACGCGCAGCATCAACGCGGGCCACCAAAACTGTTGGCTCATATCTTTTCTCCTAGCACTCGGGTGATTGCTGTCCACACAAAAATCAAAAGGACCGCCCCCTTCGGAGCGGCCCCTTTTTCGCTGTGCCCGACTCAGGCCGGGATGATCCACACGTTGCCCGCGCGACCCCGAAACACTCGGACGAGGCCCGCCATCGCGGCGGCGTTCAGTTCCTCCTCCCAGGCCTTGGCGTCGCTACGCGGCCAGCCCAAGGCCTTGATGCGCGTTGACTTGGCAGCCACGGGGCTGATCGAGCGAGCTACGTTGTTGACTGCGGCGGCGAATGTTTGCGTTGCGTCCATGGATTAGAGAATAGCACCCGTTTGTTTCTTGTCCACACAAAAATCAAAATGCCGGTGTACGTTCGAGAAAAAGATCGAGCGGCTCGGCGGCGGGACGCTTCGCTTCGAAGGCCACGCGCTGACCGCCGATCGTGACGACCTGGAAGCTCGTCCGAGTCGCGTTCGAGAATCCCGACCAAACCGGCCGATAGGCCGTGCCCTTCGGCCACACGCGCCCCTCGACGTCCGTGTGTTCGCAGGTCATCGCGCGGAGCGTGTCGCCCGAAATCAGCGACGCAGCAATCGACTCGATCGCCGCAGCATGCGCGGCGCCGATCACTTGGCACCCCGCTTGCCGCGCATGAACGGGCCAAAGCAGAAAAACAGCCAACCCCACGAGTCGTTGAAACTGCGCCGCTCGGCTGCGCGCCTAGCAGCTACGCGATCGAGCTCCGCTGATACCCGAGCCCGATCATCCCCTTGATTGATTTCTCCCATGACTTCCTCCCTAATCTGCGACTGACAAAGAACAGCTTAGCGCGTGTTTGATTTCCGTCAAACAGAAATCAACGGTGCGTGCGTTCGAGTATCCGATTTTGCGCCTCCAGTGCGAGCGCAATGCGTTCTAGGTAGCGCTCGATGCTTGGTGAATCTGCGGCCACGGGACGGGCGCTGAGCGCGAGCGCGAGCACGAAACCGATCAGGAGAGCGGCGACAGTTTTCATTGGCAGGTGCCCGCGAACGTGTTGCCGAGATTGTCGAAGATCTGACAGGCGTCGCCCGCTGTGCACGCGACGGTCGACCAAAATCCGGAGTCGCAGTGATAGCCGACCGACTGATCGAGCTCGTTTTTGTGGGTCCAAAAGATCCGATAGATCGGCTCCGCGCCCGTAACGAAGTAGCTGTCACAGCTCAATGCGAACGGCTCACCGTGATCGACCGCCGCACAGCGCACGTTGGCAGGTGCAGCAACGGGCGACGTCGACGGATCGACCACTGGCGTCGATGCGGGCGGCGTCGGGTCGACGGGGGCGCCCGCATCGGCGGCGGGCGTCTCGTCGCCCGAGCCAGCCACGGGCGCGCTCGGCGGCGGCTCGGCTGCGATCGGCGCGCCGCTGTCGGCGGCGATGACTGGCGCGGGCGGCGTCGGGTCGGCAACCGGGCTCGGAGTCACTGGGCGCGTAGTCGTTTGGCTGCCAGCGTTGGCATTCGAGAGGTCGACCGCATCGACCGAGCTGCCGCTACCAGCTGCGCCGCTCGGAGCGCCCGCGTAGGCAGTCATGTCAACGGCGGCGAGCTCGGGCTCGTTGGCCTCCGCAGCGCACCCGGTCCCGGTCATCAGTACGACAAAAATCAAAACGAACTGCATGCACCGATCGTGTCATGGGTCAAATCGGCTTGCAAAGCGAAATATACCGTCGACGGTATAAATCACATTCGCATGTCGCGGAGTACATCGGCGACCACTTGGGCCGCTGCGGGGTGCGCGATCAGCGCGCGCACAAGCGCCGCTCTCAACTGCAGCCAAGCGGGGTGCTCCGCGACGAAACGCGACTCTCGTAGCTGCGACTCGAGTTCAAGTTTGTGGCGCATTGCCAGCAACTTGCTCTCGCTCTCGACGAGCTTGAGGCGCTCGCTGGCGAGCAGGTTGGGCCGTTGCCGCAGCGCCGCCACCTCGTCCAACAGACCCTGCACATGCTCGATCGAGTTGACCGAGCCATTCGACGAGCGGGGTGGCGGCGTGCTGACCGCCCGTGAGTGGCTGCGCGACTGAGGCTCGGGCTCGTCGTCGTCATCCAATGGATCGGGCGGCTCGGGCTCGCTGAACGGCAGCTCGTCCCAAGCGCGTGCTGGGATGCCGAGCTCTGCCGCCATGCGCGTGCGTGTCGCTTTACTCGGCGCCTTTGTCCCGCTGCGCCACTCGTGCACTGACTGGCGCGTGCTGCCGACATGCTCTGCGATCGCGGCGAGCGTGCCACCTACCTGCAGCAACATTTGCTGACCGCGCGTGCGAACGGGCGAAGGCGGCGGATCGGGACGCGAAGGAACATACATCACCCGCCGACGTCCCGATCCTTTTCCGCCCATATCGTACCTTTACCGTGCTGACATCGTACCTGTGCAAAATCATCCGGAGTTCACTCTCGAC